TCTAAGTTACCATCATAATTATCTATAACATCATCTAGCATGTCGTTCAGCACAGGAATAGCTGCCTTTTTGAATACCCTTTCTGTCCCTCTATTTAGTGTTTTCCATCTTAAATTAGTAAGATCGGTGTGGTGAAAAACGGGCTGTTTTGGTGTACTACCACCTTGTTCACCTGCTTCAGCATTTGCTTCACCTGCTGTAGTTGTTCTACCAGCTATAGTTACCACTGTTGTTGGACGTATTTTATTTGCAAGATCATATTTTTGAAAAGCTTTTTGATTGCTAAATTTTAACTCTGTAAGTAGATACTTATCTTGCCAATGTTTAATGTTAAATTTCATATTATAAAGTTTTTTCTAAACCTTTCAATTGTTGAATAGTTTGATACATTCTTGCTTCTTGAATTCTTGTGGATCGAGGTATAACTGATTCATTAGCTTCATCTTCCTCTCTATCTTTTTCTGCTTGATCTAGTTCATCTCTCATTTGAGATTTAAAGTATTCTTTATCAGATTTTATATCTTCTGGAGTCCATTTTTCTCCGGTCTCAGGGTTATTCTCATTTTCAAGTCCATCATAAGCATCAATTGCATCAGATATACCTTGATACGTTACACCCATGTCTCTTTCACCATCTGGCCCATCAGGGTAATCAAATAACCCTGCTTTGTCAAATGCTTTCTCCATATGATCAATCAAACCTGTTTCACCACCGTCATCATAATACCCACTAGCATCTCCATCCATTCCAGATAATATATTACTTAAGTGATCGGAACCTATTCGTGCTGTAGATGATTGTTTACCTGAGACTGGAACTGCTGGTCCATCAGCTGCATCAGTATCTTGTTTTGTACCAGATTGCTTTTCATGATCAGCTTTAGCATCATCATTCGCCCAGAAGTATCCGTCTGATCCAAGAGCTTCATCACTATACTCATCATCGTCATCGTAATCTTCTCGAGTATTATCCCATTCTTCTTTATCCATTAAACCGTTTTCGTATGCTACTTTTGCATTTGCAAGAATATCTTCTGGATCACTGTCGTCATCGTCATAATCATCACCATCGTCATAATCATCATCACCATCGTCATAATCATCATCACCATCGTCATAATCATCATCATCGTCATCGTCATCAAATCTTCCTGTCTGAGATGTTTTTGTGGTTCTAGATAGTTCTTCATAATCGTGACTACTACCATCAGCTTTTACATTCCCTCTAGTGTCATCATTCCATTCAACCTCGCGATTAGGATCAAATAAATCCATAAGTTGACCTTGCATCTCAATTTTTTCATCATAAGCTTCATCCTCATCATTATGATAACTCTCCCCGTCCTGGTAGTTATCAAGATCCTGGATTGCTTTCATACCATCTTCATATGTTAGTTCTTCTTTATCATAAGCTCCTGTATCTTGAAATAATTGATCCAGCCGTTCCATTGCTTCTTCTTCATAATCCTCTCCACCAAAATCAGCTAAAGAATTATTTACTAAATCTGATAGATCTTTACCATTTTTGGAAGGTGCAACTGATTTACTTGCTGATTTTCCGTCTCCAGTAGCATCCCCTGCTGTTGTATCTTTACCAGCTATATTTACTTTGGTAGTTGCTCGCATTTTATGTTTAGCATTGTACTTCTTGAATGCATCATCAGATTTAAAATCGATTTCTCGCTTCAAACCTTTTGATTCTTTGATTAAATGCTTGTCTTGCCAGTTCTTGATATTAAATTTCATAATATTACTTTATATTTTTAAGTTCTTTAATTAACTCGTAAAATCTCATTAAAGATAAAACTTCTTGATCTTTAATAACATTACGTTTACCTAGAGCAGTTGCCTGTTTAGCTACCTCTTTCAATTTAATTCTCATAACTGGATCCTTAATTGAACGTATCTTATTTCGAAGTGTACGTTTTATATGAGGTACTTCTGTTGATATTAATTCTTTAAGATTATTAGTATTAGAAACATTGTTAATATATTCACGTAACACATTTTTTTGTTTTGCTGATAGATCACCATACTTTTCGTTGAACTTATCAATTAATATTTGATATGATAATAACTGTAAGTCTTTATCTTGTTTCTGGTATTCTGATACTATCTGCTGTTTAGCTACTCTATGCGTTTTAATATTAGTTACTGTATTTATTAAATCACCTCGTAGCCGTATACTTTCTGCTATACCCATAGATGTGTTTTCAAAGATATTATATGTAGATGCTAGAGTTCTGTAATTATCTACTCTAGCTTTTGTGAATTTATGTAGATCGTAATGTTCTTTAATTTCTTTAATAAGATTATACTTCTCTCTACGTAATTTACCTGGACTTAAATTTTTTCTAGATGTAATTACTGCATCAATAAACTTATCTGCTTGCGATTCATTAGTAAACTTCTCTTTAACAATAGTTTGATATAACTGTAACTCTCTACCTAACTGTGTTTTATTTGAGAAGTATTCTTTAATAATCCGTATTGCTTCAGATTTATCTGAAGACAGGGTATCTGAAGCCACCTGTCGCACTAGTAATTCGAACAAAATACCAGTATTTTTAATTTTAGAATGTTTTTTTGTATTCATAGTTATCTTTAACCTTAAGTATAGTTTCCATCATAAATAAATATGAGGAACTATAAAAAGACTACACTGTCCCGTCAATAATATTGTTTTCGTCTAACAATCCACCTGTATCATCATAAGTAGGTAGTTTTGTATCAAGCGACTCTTTAAGTACACTTTTTGTTTTTATTTTTAATCTTGATTCAAGTGATTTAATTATGTTTTTATGAGTGTGTGCTTTATTCTCTTTTGCTAATGGACTATTACCACGGAAGTTATGTTTCATAGTGTTATCATTTCTATCATATGTCTTACCAAGATCTTTATCTCCAATAGGATCCTGCCCTCCAGGGTGCTCAGTTGACTTATACTTTAACCCTATGTCTGGCCTTCCAACCGGAGCATCACCCCTCTCTTCACTAGGTTGTTGACCTAATGATGCAAGATCATGAGGTGTACCAAACGATTTTAATGTTTTAGCTGGATCATTACCTTCAGATTCTATTTGTTGTTGACGGAATTTCAATTTCAAATCAGCTATAACATTCTCACGCTCATCTTTCCAAGCTGTATCTCCTAGATTGAAAATATTTTCATATATCCATTCATCTGATAGTAGCTTGGATCCTTGTATATCAGTTGCAAGTCTTATTTTTTCTTGCCAGATTGCAATTTTTTCTTGCTCATATACCGTTGATGGGGTTGTTAAAGATAATTCAAAATCAACCAAATCTGCATCTTCAAATCCTTGCGTGTATAAGTGTACAATAGCTATCTTAGTTAACTCTGATATTGCAATCCTCTGTATTCTCTCTATTGTTCTAGCAAATCTAATATCCTCAGCTGCTAAAGTTGCTTTACCCTCTACATTTTCATCGTAACCTAAAAATGCCTTAGGTACTCGTAATGCAGACATCATTTTATTTCTCAAATACTCAATATCATCAATAGCGTTAAAATCTAAACCTTGAACTGATTCAATACCCGTACCTGATTCACCACCTCTAGTTGGTAGATAGAAATCTTCCATCATGTTTTGCATATTAAACTTAAGATTATATTCACCAGTTGTTTGATCAATATATGGTACCTTTTTCATCTTATCAATAATAGCTTGCATATAAGCATCAACTTCATTAGGTGGAATATTACCTACGTCTATTTTAAAGATTCGTTTTTCTGGAGCTCTCATAATTCTATGAATCATCATAGCATCTTCCATCATGGTTAATTGCTTCCATGTTTTTCTAGCTGGCTCTACCATAGATTTACCGTAAGGTAGAAAGTTTGAATCACTTAATAATCTAAAGTGAGCTATTTCAAAATTATCATACTCGACATTACCCCCTCCACCGTCTTGTTTAAAAGTAACCTTGTATGGATCTTCTAAATCCTCACCTTCTTCACGAGTCATTTCGTATGATGAGAGTGGTACAACATTCACAACACCATAACCTTCCGTAATATCTAGTTTCAAGAACGAATCACCATATTTACACATATTTCGTATCCATGGCCATAAATTAAATTCTATATTACATACATCGTAAAATAAATTATGGAGTATTTTTTGAACATTTTCATTTTGACAGGATATTGTTAAAACTTGATCAAATTCATTTTTCATTGTTGATTCATCTGCATATATATCTAACGCTGATGATATAATAGCATCTTGATCCATAGTCTCATAATCAGCATATAATTCATTTTTTTGGTAAGAGAAATTTTGCTGTGATTGAGTTCCATAACCTAAGTTAGAGTTTGTCTTTCGTACCTTTGAAAAGCGATCTACACCCATTGTGACCTTATTACCAACCGATTGAAGTCTTGATGTATCACGTACTTTTAATTTTTTACCACCAACATTTCGAACAATAACATTGCTTGAAAATAGCTTTTTCAGTCTTGAAAATATTGATTTATCTGCCATAATTTATTCCTCTCTATATAACCTTTATTTTATTAACCATGTAAGATCTTGGTCTCCTGCAGGCCCTTTTTGGACCCACGGATTATTTTGTGGTGCATTATTTGTATAAACACCTGGACCTCTATTGACTGTTATACCACTCAATGCACTCTTTGTTAAATCCATGCCCTTTTGTCTTAACATCAATGCTGTATCCCTTACCCACATTCCTATACTAAAAGCCATAACTAAATCATCATTATAACCTCCTTGAGCTTGAGCTTTACTCCCTTTCCATACAAAAACAAATAATTCATCAATTAATCTCTTTGATCGAACTGTGCATGCTTTTTCCCGAAAATAGGTGTCTAACTTTGATATAATTAGTGGCCTAGTCTTCGAAGTAGTCGTAAATCCTGGAACCATCTTTTCCTTAGTCTTTAAGTCGTAACGCTTTCTTAATTGTATTTTTGTATCTACAACAGTTAAATCTGCAGAAGAATAGAATAGGTTTGGATAATCTCTATCTATTGCAGGTTGTATTGCTGCCCATCCAACATTTGCGTTTTCAATCACGAGTAATGCATTATTCCATTCAGTTGCAGCATTCACTAACATGTTACCAAAATCCTTAGTTGGTAAATGGCCTTTATATTCAGCTACTTGAGTGAGTGTCTCAACGTCTATAACATGGAATGTAGAGTAATCTGTAGAGTCACCACGAGCTACATCGGCCGATATCATATAATCTTTACCATAATCTGGATATTCCCATATCCAGTAATTATTATCAAAACCTCGCTTCTCTATTGGATCTTGTATCTGTTGTTCTAGATACCATTGTAGTGTTGTTCCATCTACTACTGTATACCCAGAAGTAATAAAGTCACAATCACATTCTTGAGCTGCCATCTTAGGGCCCAGTAATTGATCTTGCTTGTCTCGCCAATCCTGTTCACGATCTGGATGCATTGTCCAGTGTAACTTTATTGGATTAAATCCGTTTGTGCCCGCTTCAGCACCTACCCATGTTTTATGAAAGAAGTTACCTGTCCCGTTCGGTGTTGAAAGTATTATTGCCCCTCCACCTGTTGCTAGTGTTTGTTGAGATGAAGCCCATATATCATCAATTTGATCTACGAAGGCAGCTTCATCTATTATTAATAATGAAAGTGCTTCAGATCTACCTGCATCCCCTGAACTAGATATTGCTTTAACTTGAGATCCGTTTGAAAATCGTAGGGATAATTTATTGTCTTCAACACAGTTACCTTTTAACCAGCCTGGTAACCCATCATGCATTACTCTAACTTTAGTTACTAGATTTTTTGCTACCTCCTGTTTGGTTGCGATTACAAGAATGTTTTTATCGTTATGAAATAGCATTAACCATAGAGAGTATCCTGCTGATAGTGTTGATATGCCTAATTGACGGGACTTTAAAATTACATTATAATCGTTATCTCGTAATTCAGTTAATGCAGTTTCTTGAAAGTCGTATAGATTGAATTTAATCTTACCTTTATGTGGGTGTTGTATATAGCAATACTTTCTCATGAAATGCACGGGATCTTGTGCACACCTTGAAAATTCTAGTTTTATTACATCTTTTAATGATTTAGCCATATAT